ATAGAAGCATCATTCCAATCTCCGTCATCAAACCAAGGATCTCTGATACGAATATCATCAAGTCCTTCTACATCAGACTTTTTGATTTCTGTTACTGGTTCTTGTTTCTCTTCTTCATCCCAAGTTTTCATAATCTCATTGACTTGCTTATCAACATCAGTCATTTCCATATCAACTTTACCTTGAACCCACATATTCCATAACCACTCAATAAAACCTAAAGCAAGATGATTGATGGGAAACTTCTGCTCATTTGCCCATCTCTTACTTTTGATATACCAGTTTTCTTCTCCACCCCAATAATATTTAAACTTGTGTTCGATTTTAGGATCAGCAGTCATTGAAAACCTTTCCTACTTGAGAACCAACACTTGAACCAATTCTACCACCAAGCAGTGCTACCCAACCAGCAGCCAACCATCCAACATAAGGAATGTTGACTACAGCAGGCACGAGAGCACCAGCGGCAATGCTAGTTCCTGCTATCGCACCTTGGGACCGTGCTCCAGCGTCCGCCCTGATACACTCTTCGTTTTTGGCACCGAACTTTCCCTCGCCGTCAACGGCACCTCCTATATTTCTAGATCCATCCATAGTATATTCATCACGACGAAACTCACGTCTCTTAACATCTCCACCACCAAAAAATCCCCTCTTATTTTGATCAACAAGAAGAGATCTTTCCGATTCTAGAACTCTAGGATCATTTGCTTTGTATTCAATTTTATATCCATCTCTAGTTGCCTCTACCTTATAGGAAGAATAATCCCCTGATGGAAAGTTGATGACAGGATACTGCGGTCGAACAGCATTCAGCAAATGTCCTAATACACCAATGTGAGCAACACCAAAGAGAACACCCAATCCTATAGCAATATTCTTGGTTGTAAATCTCTTTGGTTTTGGTGTTACTACTTGTGGAGTATCAGTCTGTTTGCCGAGTTTCATGGTTTTACATACCCTTGATTGATTTATCCAAATCTTTCAACTCAGAGTAATATTCACAGGGATATTCCATAGCAACGGGTTCATCATAAATCATCATCTCTGTACGGCAAACACCATTGCCGATTTCCATATGTCCAACAATAAACAAAGTGAGTAACATCATGATTTTATACCGTAGGCATTACAGGTGGTTCTCCGTCTTTCTTAGGAGCAGTTGCGATTTGAATAGGTGCTTGTTCGATACGAATTGTCTGAGCAGGTGCAGTTTGTGCCGCGGCAGCAATCAGTTTCTCAAGGTCTGCTTTAGATACACCACCAGCAGCAGCACCCATCTTCATTGTACCATCACCAGATTTCTTTGCAGTCTGGACTCCGAACGTAGCTAAAACACCTGTAAAAACGGAGGCGATAAAAGTGGGATCAAGTTTTTGCTCTGGAATACCAAAGGCAGGAGGAAGTTTAATATAAGCAAGAGTCAGAATACCACCAGACCAAACAAGAATACCAAGTCTGACCATAGTACTAATCGCTTCTAACTGACCTTCATGGTCGTCAGCAGCATCTTTAATTTTACCGAATAAACCTTTTTTCTTCTCTTCTTTAGGAACTTCTTTTACTTCTTCTGACATCTAGTGAGAGCAAGGCTCTTATATTTATGGTTTAAGTAGGTCTACTGTAATATTCGTATGTTGAATTTGATTAAACTTTTGGCAGAGAGCACTACTAGATTCATGTTCCCATTTATGATACGTTTTCTTTAGTTGTTGAGTGTAATCAGAACTGTCGCACATTTGCATTTCCGTTGCGACGATGGTCTTGATTAACACATCTCTTGTTAAATTGGACATTTTTAAATTTTGTTTTCCGACAGAGAATCCACCATTATTACACTAAAGAGTTTCGCAGGATTCTCCTCGGCTGGTTGTTTCCTAGTTGGAATGTTATTATTTATCCAAATAACCTTCCTCTACTAGGTATTTACGAGTGAGTGGAGTGGGTTCATATACTTTCCACATCTTTCCAGTCGCACATGCTTCCAGTGCTTTCATCGTCATACCTTCAGTCCTACCTGCCCATTGTGCTTCTGCTTCCCAGGGAACGGCACTTGCGGGATAGGTTCTTTCTGCCAAAGTTCTCCACAACATAGGAACTTCTTCTTCAGGTTTGATAATCGCAATCAAGGAATTTTTAATCGTCCCTGCCATACAATCCTGTGCAGCGTGCCATCCTTCATGCCTCATTACCATCATCAGTGTGCCAGGATCATCCATGTACATCCTATTCAGAAAAAAGTTATTGCCTACTGTATGATAGACACCACGATGTCCAATAGGAAAATACTTTTGATCTGCTAAAAACACCTTAACTCCGACCTGATTAAGGGAAGCAAGCATGTTGTTGAACTCAAGAGAAAAAGATGTATAAGACTCAGTATTGGGATACTGACTAGAAATATCCAGAAGACTAAAGACTTCTTTGACTCCATCGGTGCATTCTCGTAGGATCATACACCCCATAGAATCCATCGTATTGTAACCCTTGGTGATCTTAGAGTCTTCTGCAAGTGCAGGAACAGAAAGTGATACTGCTGCCAGTACACCCATAATGAGTTTTTTCATGATGCGTAATATGCCTGATAATATTTAACCAATCCAGATGTATTCACATTTCCTTGAGATACCCAATCATGAGCACACTCGGTAATACTTTGCATACTATAAACTGGTTCTCCAGTTTCATCAACTTCGGAACCAAACCTGCCAAGAAGAAGTGTATAGACTTTTTGCCTCAACTCCATTCTCTCATCACTATAACGCCAATCTTCGTTCATTGAAACTGACCCATACCATTACCAGAATTCCAACCACCAGGACCTTCATGAAAGTTCTCAGAACCACCTTGAGTCTCTGCTACTGTATTCCAATTTTTAGTTGCCAGTTCATACATGCGTTGATGAATATCTTCATCTTCAATGAGAATTCCAGAAGCAATAAGTTCTTCTTTCTGTTCTTCTTGTTGTTGTTTAATCTGTGCTTCTTGCTGAACTACATCCATTCCTTTTTCAGTGATTACTGGTGCACCAAACCATTCATCACTTTGTAGATATGTAGGAGCAGGAACACCAACATACGATTCTTTAAACTTTTCACAATCAACTACATCATCATCAACAGAACACACTACTTCATCAGTATAGGTGCCTGCCTTTTTTTGAAGCAGTGAGGTTTGTGTTTCGAATAACTGTTTGATTGCTTTGATAATCATGAGAATACGAATTTCTTAGTGTAGTTATAAGCATAGTGTTCACGATACCCCTTGATACCCCAACCTAACCAGTAATAGGCAGCAACCATATACTGATGTACTGGTTGACCATGACCTTCAAATTCAGGAAGAACTTTTTGGAACTGGGGTTCATTAATCATGTATCGCACTTGACCCTCAAGAGAAGAAGGGTCACAACCGTATCGACGGCAAAAGTTACCAAGTCCTTTGTAACGTCCAATAGAAGTCCACTGAATCAAACCATAACCACCACTATGACATTGGTTATAAGAAACTCTAGCACCTCCTTCACAGATATTTGCATGGAAGTTACTTTCGGATTTAATATTACCCAAGATCGTTGCTAGTGCATTACGATCTGAAATATTTGTCTTTTCTTGAAGTTGTTCCAGAACATACTTTTCGTTGTCATTGCAACCAGGACACTTCCAAGTCTTTTCAACAACTTCAATTGGAAGTGCTTTCTCTTCGTTGACACTTACATCAACAGCAGGAGGATTTTCGATCTGACTGATAAGTGGATATGCACAAGCAGCAGGTGCAACAGTTGCAAGCAAACCGAGAAGAATTTTATTGAACATTAAATTAGTAGAAATCGACATCCGTCACAAGAACATAATGCTCTTCACGGCACGGGATATTTAGTGACTCAATCGTCACCAAGATATTCCAAAGAATAAATCTCATGGTCTTCAACGTTGGGGTCCAACCATTCGGCAAACTCCGATTGAATCGCATGAGCATTCTCTACAGACTCTAGCATATCATAAGTCTCAATCTGACAGAGAGTGTGCATTCTGTCAACTGCCCAATCATGAGTCGTCTTCAGAGTGTCTTCCAAAGTTACCATAGTCTTTACGCATATAGCGTCCGAGAATGTTGCTATTATAGAACGCAGGACTCCCGTTGTCAAGTGCCTCAGATAAGACATTATTTAAGAACAACTGTTTAGTTTCTTCATAATTGCAAAGACCTTTAGTCGTATGCAAACTCAATATCTCTCTATTGAAATTCTCTTTATTATATAATTTTATATCTTCTTTTAATTCGGGACAAGAACCATAATACTTTTTCCAGTCTGATTCTTGTTTTACTTTTCTTTTCTTTCCAGGAGGTTTTCTAAAAGACCAGAAATACTTCCTCCCAAGGTATTTTCGTTGGTTGGACTTATTGGTAATGAGATAAACAAACCCAAAGTAGTCCCCAATATCATCAGAGTCAAAAACTTTCCCATCATATCTCCACGGATTCTCATAGCTCATAATATAATCTTATAGAGCTATTATTTATCTTTAACCGGGACAAACCTAGTCTAGCAATAAAAAAGGGGACTTGTCAAGCCCCCTGAGTATTATTTGAGTTTTGTATCAGCGACGTTGAGCAGCATACCACTTCTCAAAGTCCTCTCTACGCTTATCACCTCTTGGTGGCATAGGAGTCTTTTCTCCACGAACAGGAGCATACTTTTTGCTCTGCTCTCTTTCATACTTTTCAGGGTTGTTGCGAGCCTCTTGTGATTCACCAACAAACTCTTCTTTTTGTTCCTTTTTCTTTTTAGGAGCATAAGTTCTTGGGTCAACAATACCCTTAACAAAGTTTTTTGGATAGTCTCTCATTCTTTTGGTATTTTTTGCTGCGTATGAAGCACCTTTTGCACCAAGAGCAAGTCCTGCTAAACCACTGATTATTCCAGCATCTTCATCAAGATAAAACTCATACATTTCATCCCAGGTATAATCAGAAAGGTCATACCCTTCTTCTACCAGAGCATTTACCCAGAACTCAAAGTCTTCTTTACGAAGTGCTGCTGCTCTTCTTGCTGCTTTGTTTCCAGTTCCAGTATTGAGACCAGTAAAGTTGGATTTTACTGGGTTCTTAGCAACTTTTAGA